CTATAAATCACTACATGTAACTATAAATACTAATAAAGTATCTATAAATATATATAATAGTATCTATTGTAATAAATCCGTAAAGTAGTATCTATAAATATATATAATAGTATCTATTGTAATAAATCCGTAAAGTAGTATATATAAATATCAAATCAATATTATAAATTAAGTTCATTTTTTAAAAAATATATAAGGATATAACTTTTATATATGTATATGAATAATATATATGGATATCATAATTGTAATGTATGTAATAAAAAATATAAAAGTTATAAAAGTTTATGGAATCATAATAAGAGTTTTCATAATAATATAATAGCTAATAATAATAATGACGTATCTATAAATAAAATTGCTGTAGATACCTTAAATGATAATAAAGTAAATATAACTACATATAATTGTATTTATTGTAATAAAATTTTTAAATCAAGACAAAACAAATGGGAACATCAAACAAAACATTGTAAACAAAAAATAGTACTTGAAACAACAATAAATAAAGATAATTCTGAATTAGAATTGGAAAAGATTAAATTAGAGAAAATTAAAGAAGAAAAAGAAAAATTAAAAGAACAAAATGAAATGATAAGGTTAAAAATAAAATTACAAAATTGTAAAAATTTAGATAATAAAACTTTTAAAGCTGTAAATAAATTTTTAATGGATAGAAGTTTTAAAAATTCAAATAATAATACGAATTGTAATAATACAACAAATAATAATAATATAATAAATAATAATATAATTTTATCTATCGGTAATGAACAACTCATTGATAGATTAACATCAAAAGAAAAAAGAGCAATATTAAATGAAAGATATTGTTCATTAGAAAAAATGGTAGAAATAGTTCATTGTGGAAAACATAATAAATTTAAAAATGTTTTAATTACCAATTTAAAAGACAATTATGCTTATAAATATGATGAAATGTTAGGTTATTTTATAACAGTAACAAAAACTGACTTGTTAAATGATGTATTAGCACGTAGAATAACAGATATTGAAGAAATATATGATGAATTGTCATTAACAAAAAAAATTGACGATAAAACTAAAGAATTAATACAGAAAATGCTAGATAAAATCCATAATGAAAATACACCGTATTACGATGATGATGAAGAAACAAAATATCCTAATTATAAATCATATAAAATAAATAATATTAAAATTTTATTATATAATAATCATTACAAAATGACTAGAGATATCGCTTTATTGGTTGATAATGACATCAAAATTCCAATTGATATATAATTAATTATTTTTATTTACTTGAATATAATTAATTACAATTTAAATTTTTTACATATATAATATATTTATTTTGTTCTATAATATTTAATATAATATTTATATAATACTATAATATAATAATATAATTAATCGTTTAATAATTAGTTTAAATATATATACATATTTTAATGAGCCAAATCATTTTAGATTTTGAAACGTTAAAATTTAATTTATACGATATTATAGGAGTAGAAACAGATGCATCAGAAAGTAAAATAAAAAAGGCTTTCAAAAATCTAATTTTAAATTTTCATCCAGATAAAAAGAATGAAAATGAAGAAGATGTTTATTATCATATAATTACCGCCAATCAAATATTAGGAAATAAAGATAATCGTAAAAAATATGATACTTTTTTAAATAAAGCCCAAGAAACTCATGATGAATTAAAAAATAAGTATAATAAAAATATACCACTTCCAGAAAATAAAGACGATGCATTCAAAAACTTTACAAATAAATTCAAAGAATTGGAAGAGAAACATTTATCAAAAGGAAATTATAATGATAAAAATGATTATGAAAAAATATTAAAAGCTAGAGAAGCAGAAATAAATATAGTTAATGAAGATATAAAAACAAATACTGAATTCAATAAAAAATTTGAAGATAAAGTAAATTCAGGAAGTTTTGCTATTACAGATCAATTAGTACCAGTGACTGAAAATATGTCGTTATCGTCATATAATATTAGTGATAATTATACAAGTTTAGATGTTGCATTCGATAATTTATATATTGCTGGAGGAGGGATTTCAACATCAAAATTTTCAAGTCTAGATGCTGCTTTTAAAATCCAACCTCCAAATAAAAATTACACAAAAAAGGAAAATATAAAACAATCAATTGATGATTATAAGACAGTAACTAATAATTTGGGTGATATTAAATATAGTCAAGAGAAATTTGATTTATGGTAAAATAATTAAATTATTTATAATAGAATTATAAATAATTGAATTAAAAACATATTTTATATTATATTTAATATTAATATGAACTATGAACCAAATGTTATAACATTAAATTATGGTACATTTTACACTTCAAATAATCCAAATATAATAGATATCGATTCATTTATTATAAAATGTGATAATAATAATATTAATAATAATATAATTATTGATGATAATGGTATTATAGAAATAAATGAAATATTAGATGTTGGTAATTATTATTTAACTATAGTATGCTCTAAAAATAAAATTATTATAGCTAATTTAAATTTTAATATAACAATAAAACAAAATATATACTATGATTTAAATAATATTGATAAAAACTGTAAATTAATTCCAATATTATCACCAAGTTTAAATTTGTTAACAAATAATGATATTAGTATTTTTACAACTGATAATAATGATATTAATATATTAGTAGACAAAAATACAGGTATAATATGTTTAAATGATTTAAATATTAATTTATATTCTTTTCATGTTTATTGGAGTTTAAATTCAATAGTAGCTTTATATTTTATCAATTTTACAATAAAACCAATTATTTGTTATGAACCAAATGAAAAATATATTAATTATAATACATGTTGTTCATCTGACCAACCATCAATATATATGGGTACTCATTCTGATTATAAAATTAATTCAATAAATAATGTTAGTAATAATGGTATAATAGATTTTTCAAATTATGATATTGGATACTATAAAATAAAAATTAATTTAATTGTGAATAATATTACAAATTTTACATTTTATAATCTATATGTTATACCATTAATCACATACGATTCTTCATATATATGTAGTGCATTTTCCCAATTTGCAACAGACCTACCAATAGTTTCACAAAAAGGTGGAATTTACTCAATAAGTGGTTATTTACAAAACTTTAATATTGATCCTAAAAATGGAATTATTAATGTTAATTCACAATCAGGTATATACGATTTAAATATATTTTATTCTAAAAATAATGTTTTCAACAATTGTCTTGTAAATTTTATAATAAATCCAATAATTTCATATAATGATAAAATAATTTATTCTAATGAAATTAGTTATTCTGCACTTCCTATAACAAATGAATATGTAGATGGAATATTTAATATGGACTATTACTCAAATATTACAATAGATATCAGTTCTGGTATTTTAGAGTACAAATATTTAATTCCAAATATATATCTAATAAATATTAATTATATTAAAAACAATTGTAAAACATTGACAATTCATAAATTAACAGTTAAACCTGTATTAAATATACTATCATTATCACAACAAATCAATTACGGTGATTTATTCAATAATGTTTATTTTGAAATTATTCCAAATAATATTGAATATAGTTTAATTTGTGATAATTTTTCGATTATTATTGATACAAATTTTATTAATTTGAATAATATAATAAATATTGGAAATTACACTATAAATTTAACTCTAACGATTAACAATATATTAATTTCAGAAATATATACATTTAATATATTACCAATTATTAAATATAATAATTATGTCAATAGTATTTTTTATGGACAATGTTTTTTATCAGAAATTCCTATTACATATCCAACGAATTCTAATAATACATTTTATATTAAAAATGCAAATAATAGTTGCCAAATAGATCTTTACTCAGGTATAATATCATGTCAAATTTTAGATATTAGTGAATATATATTGGAAGTTCACTTAATACATTTAAATTATGATGTATTTACTACTTATTATTTAACAGTACAACCTTTATTACAATTATTACCACAAACTATTATATTTGAATCAACAATTAGTGGATTAATATATGCACCACTAGGTGGATCATTTGTTAAAAATATAAATAATTTTAGTTCATTGAATGTAGGACTATATAATTATAATTTAGTGTATACAATAAATAACATTAGCACATATATAAATATTCCAATAAATATTATTAAAAAAGAACTTTCGCTAAATTTAGTAGTTCAAACTAAAGAATATGATTATACAATATCAGCATATATTTATTGTATTGATATTTCAAATATAATTATTAATGGTCAATTTTGTGATCCAAACGTTGGCATTAAAGATATTATTATAAATAATATTATATTACCATCTTACTTAACTTTAAATTATTATACAAATGTTAAAAATTTAAAAGGAATAATTACACCAAAAATTATTTCACCAACAATAGTAAGTTATGATAAAGAATATGATAATACAACATCAGCAATATTAGAGTTTACTGTTAATATTGATTCTACATTATTAAAAATAATATCATATGATGCAAATTTTATTTCAAATAATATAGGATTACATGATATTATTATCAACAATATAATTATGATAGGATCTAATAATTTTATATTAATATCAGATAATTTTAAATCAAGTGCTAATATATTTAAAAAATCAATTTATGCTATTTTTACTGCAAATGACAAAACATACGATAAAACAAATATATGTGATGTTGTATTACAAAAATTAGTAGGTGTGATTAAAACTAGATTAATAATTAAATCAATATCTGCAATATTTATTGATCCAAATGTTGGAATATCAAAAGTAGTTGAAATATCAAATTATGAAATATGTGGATTAAATAGTATCAATTATACTTTAAAATTTGATACAATATTAGCTAATATTAATCCACTAAAAATAAGTTTACCAATCATTATTAATAATAAAATATATGATTCAACTACTAGTGCATTTATTACTTTTAACGGTGACATAAAAGTTCTGTCATATAATGCAAATTATATAAATAAAAATGTAAATAAAAATAAAATAGTAAATATTACAAATATAATTTTAGAAGATAATAATTATATTATGGATGATTGTATTGTATATAGTGGAATATTACCAAAATTAATTGAATTTAACTTTATAGGTAATGATAAAATTTATGATGGTACTAATATATGTAATGGTGAATATAAAATAAATAGTTATTTAAATGATAATATGTCATGTACATATGATGCCATTTTCGAAGATAATTTAATAATAATAAATAATTTAATTTTATTAGGAAAAGATTATAATAACTATAAAATTAATTCAATAAAAACAAATTTACCTATAATCACAAAAAAAGAATTAACAATAGTATTTAATTGTTTTGATAAAATGTATGATAAAAATTTAATTGCATATGGACAAATTAATAAAATTATTGGAAATATTATTGGAGACGAAATAATAATTATATCTTATAATTCTAATTTTATTGATTATAATACTGGGTTCAATAAAATAGTAAATATTACAAATATTAAACTTAATAATAATAATTATTTTATTAATAATACAGTTGCTTCAGGAAATATTATCCAAAGGGAAATAACTTTAACTTTAAATAATAATATAATATCAAAAGAATATGATAATGAACCAGATATTGTTTTAGAAGTTTCCAGCATAACAAATATATTATTAGACGATAATGTTTATTTAGAATCATATATATCTACATTTGAAAACAATGATGTTGAAATAGATGGTATTATCAATATTGAAAATATTATTTTAAATGGAAAATCGGCACATAATTACATATGTAATAATTTTTGTACTCAAGGAAATATAACATATAAATATATTGATATTAGTTTTAGTGCAATAGATCTATATTATGATATAAAATTACAACCAATATTAACATATACTAAATATAATGATTTATTTTATATTTCATCATATGATGCCTGTTATTTAAATATTGATATTGGAGAACAAATAATTTTAATTAGCAATATTACTTTATCAGGAATAACTTCAAATAATTATATTGTATTTGATCAAAATATTACCGGTAAAATTTTACCAAAACATATTAGTCTAAATATAGAAGCGATTGATAAAATATATGATGAGACAACAAATGTCTCTATAATTAATAATAATTTAATGTTATCACATTTTAATGCTAAATTTGAAAATAAAAATGTCGGAATTGACAAAATAGTCTATATCACTGATATCAGTTTAAATAATCCACAATATATAACTGACACAACTATGATAATTTATGCTAACATAATTCCAATAGAATTATTTATTAAACCACAAATAAATAAAATATATGATTCAACCATATTTGGTGTATTTGATAACTTGATAATTAACTATATGAATAATAAAATAACCATATCATCTTATATTTGTGAATATGATGATCATAATATTGGAAATAATAAAAGAATATACATATCAAAAATATTATTAGATAATTTAAATTATAATGTAAAAGATTTTATTACATATGGTATAATTGATCCTATAATTATAAATCCTATATTTACTTTATCAAATAAGATATATGATGGAAATAATAGTGCAATAGTCTTACAAACAGATTGTTCAAACAATATTATTTCATATAATGCATATTACCAAAATATAAATACTGTAGCTGACAATATTGTTTATATTGATAATATTATTTTTAAAGAATCGTATTATAAAGCAAACAATATTTCATTGATAGGTACTATAAATAAAAAATTATTAGATATTAATTTTACAGTTTTATCAAAAATGTATGATAAAATAAAAATTGCTACCATTGATTCGTATACTATTTTAAATTCAAATGAAAAAATCAATATTATTTCATATTCAGCATATTATGACGAAATTGAAGTTGGAAATCATTTAATTTCAATTACAGATATAGTAATAGATTCTGATAATTATTATACAACAACATATACAACAGATGGAACAATCATGCCATTATTTTTAGATGTAAAGTTTACTAATTTAGATAAAGACTATGATAAAACAATAAACACAAATCTTAAAGTATTATCTATTAAAAATATAATATTTGAGGATATAGTGACAATAAGTTCATTTCATTCACAATATGATAATTTAAATGCTAACGTCGATATAAATATAAATATTACAAATATAATATTAAGCGGCATTAATAGTAATAATTATTATGTTAATGATCATATTATACAAGGTGATATCTCACCAAAACAAATTAATTGTAGTTTTTATTATGTTGATAATATTATTACGAGTTCATTAAATGGTGTATTAAGTAATGATAAAATATGGATTAATAATTATATTTCATATAAACAAAATAACATTGATTATATTCAAAACATATCACTTGATGGAGATGATAAAAATAATTATAGTTTATTAAATATAAATTATAAAGTTACATAAAATATATAATATATCTAAATATATTATATACAATGGAAAAAATACCAAATGGTGGATTTCCTCCTTTAAAATTAATAGAAGATAAAAAAAAAGCAAACATTAGTACTAAAGAACGATTATTTTCTTCTACTATTAGACAATTGTTAATTCATAAAGAAACAATTTTAGAAGAAAAAAACAAATATACTGAATTAGAAGAAATTGATTCACTTTAATCTATTTTTTTAATAATAGTTTCTATAAAATTTATTATTTTTTTATTATTAAATAAATTAGTTGGTGTTGTATTGATTATATCAGTTTTAATTTCTTTTAAATTATTTAATAATTTTATATCACTTGTTAGCAATTTAAATATATTTGATAAATTAATTTTATTATTAAATCTATTAAAATAATATTGTAATTCATTTTTATACAAATCATTATTTTTATCTAAAGTATTAGCTATTTCAAATGCTTTGTATGCATCTTTATGCATTTCTAATCCTTTATAGGAATATCCTACACGACCCCATGCTTTAACCATATTAATATTTATTTCAATAGCTTTCAAACTATCAGCAAGTGATGATAAATAATTTTTCAAATTTAAATAACAAGCAGATCTATTTGATAACATTGTTGCTTTTTCATAATTAGAATCTATTAATTTTGAATACAATTCGATAGCTTTAATATATTTTCTAATATTATATAATTGATTAGCTTTAATATGAAATGATTTCATTAAATATATTAATTACTATTAGAAAAATAATTACTATACTATAATTATAAACTAAGCTAAATAAAAATTGAAATAAATATTTATTAATCATCTGACTGTTTTGTGTATAAATAATTATTGATTAAATAATTATTAAAGATGGATGAGATATATTTTGAACAGCAAAACAAATTAGTCAATAGTTTTCAAAATGATAAATCAAATTGGGAGAAGATTGATAAAGAAGACATTTTATTAAATGATATAATCATTATTCATTTTTATCCAAATTCTCAAAAATATGAATATGATTTATATCCAAAATATGGAGTAGTAACTAAAGTTGATTCTAAATTTGATGAGATTATAATTACTAACAATCATAATTCATATAATGCATCACATGGTAGAATCGCATACTATAGTAGAGGATACGATTATACTATTTTACGTCAAAAAAAATAATAAATAAAAATAATTTTATTTGTTATTTTTAGTTATCTGAACTCCATTCATCAAACAATTTTTCTATTTTAATATTTGTAATATATCGCTTTTCTTTATTTAAATCGAGTAAACTAATTTTTTTGTTAATATTATTATCATTTGATAATATTTGCAATAGTATATTCTTATGATGATTTTCTTTTATAATATCTAAATTTTTAGTCGTATTATTTTCAGGAATATTAGAATATCCATCATCTCCATCGTAATTATGAAAAACATTTGAATAATTATATAATAACGAAAAATATTTATTAGATATCCGATTAACAATAATAAAACAATAGATAATATATTTATACATATGATAATATATCAAATTTATTGTTTAAATCAATTGTTATCTATCTAGTTATATTCAGTTTTAATTATATTTAATTCGTAATGTTAACTTTTCGATTATTTAATAAAAACAAGAATTTGCTAATAAATATAAAATTAATAATTCACAATTAAATTTTATATATTTATTACTAATTTTTTAGCTATTATTATTTTCTTTAAGCTATTATCTTCTTCTTCGAGCCGCTAATTGTTGGGCTGCATATCTTTGGGCTGCTAATTTTTGATTTGTTAATTGTAAAGCTGCAGCTTTATCAACAGCTAATTTTATAGCTGCATTTTTTTGGTTTTCTGCTAGATCAGTTATTTTTTGAGCAGCAGCTTTTTGAGCGATTGCTTGGGCTAATGCTTGTTGGGCAACTGCTTGAGCAGCAGTCTCTTGAGCAGTTACTAGGGCAGCTTCTCTTTGAGCAGGTGTTTGAAAAAGTGCTTGTTGAGCAGCCGCCTCAGCAGCTGCTTTTTGAGCGATTGCTTGATCTGCTGCTTGTTGAGCGATTGCTTGTTCTTCTGCTTGTGTAGAAGCTAATTGTTGAGCTGCTTTTTTTTGAGCAACACTTAGTAAAAAAGCATTTGTTGTATTTTGGGAATTAATATAATTCAAATAATTTTGAGAAGCAGTATTTTGAGAATTTTGATAATTCAAATAATTTTGAGAAGCAGTATTTTGGGAATTAATATAATTCAAATAATTTTGAGAAGCTGTATTTTGAGAAGCAATATTTTGAGAAGCAGTATTTTGAGAATCCATATAATCCAAATATTTTTGAGAAGCAGTATTTTGAGAATTCATATAATCCAAATAATTTTGAGAAGCAATTTTTTGAGAAGCCATTTTTTGAGAAGCCATATTTTGAGAAGCCATATTTTGAGAAGCCATATTTTGAGAAGCCATATTTTGAGAATTTATATAATTTAAATAATTTTGTGAAGCAATATTTTGTGAATTCATATAATTTTGTGAAGCAGTAGTTTGTAAAGCAGCATTTTGTGAAGCCGTATTTTGAGAATTCATATAATTTTGATAATTTTGTGAAGCTGTATTTTGTGAATTCATATAATTTTGATAATTTTGTGAAACAGTATTTTGTGAATTCATATATTTTTGATAATTTTGTGTAACAGTATTTTGTGAATTCGTATTATTTTGATAATTTTGTGAAACAGTATTTTGTGAATTCATATAATTTTGATAATTTTGTGAAATAGTATTTTGTGAATTCATATAATTTTGTGAAGCAGTATTTTGAGAAGCAGCATTTTGAGAAACGATGTTTTGTGAAGCAGCATTTTGCGATACGATATTTTGTGAAGCCATGTTCTGCGAAGCTATATTTTGAGAAGCAATCGTTTTTACTTGTATTTGTAAAATCGGTATAATTCCGTATAATGTAGCCAAATATATTTCCATTAAAAGTATTTGTTCAATTGATAATTGATAATTAAATATAATAATATCAACTATTTGAAATGTTGATGATTCTTTTGGATTTCTTCCACCATTAATAAAAAGCATCGGTAAAAATGAATCCGTTGGAATTATAGATGTTACTTTTGAAACAGCATTACTCCTATAATTACTATCATAATCAACAGATAGAATCCAATTGTTACCATCTAATTTATTGCGATCAGTAATCCATCCTTGGTGAAATGCACAACTAGTATTACCATTCCAAAATCCAGATAACCAATTATAATTACCGCCTTGAATAATTCGTTTATTAGTATCACCAGTATATCTACATATATGAAATAATGTATAAATAGGTGTAATTTCTGTTGTAAATTGAATTTGCGAAGAAGTAGATCCTTGAAGAACAACAAATGATTTTGCAACATTATTAGTATTTGCTTGTTGAATAGCAAATGTTAAACCGGTAGGTACAATTTGTGATGAAGGGATAGTATTACCATTACCGGTTGAATCATACCAAGTATTTGTAGTAAAATTATAATCTTTTCCTTGATAGCGAGCATATGCACCGGTAATAGGAAGAGAATCAACAGGAATTCCAGTTGTATCACTTTCATTAAAAGCAGAAGTAACATCGGTTAGTTGTGAAAAATATATATTTTGTGAAACGGCGTTTATTAAAGCGGTATTTTGTGAAGCAATATTTTGAGAGGCCATATTTTGTGAAACAGTATTTATTGAAGCATTATTTTGTGAAACAGCATTTTGGGAAGCAGCATTAATCGAAGAAGTATTTTGAGAAGCCTTGTTCTGGGAAGCAGCATTTATTGAAGCATTGTTTTGTGAAACAGCATTTTGTGAAGCAGTATTTATTAAAGCATTATTTTGTAAAACAGTATTTTGTGAAGCCATATTTTGTGAAACAGCATTTACTGAAGCCATATTTTGTGAAGCATTATTTTGTGAAGCAGTGTTTTGAGAAACAATATTTTTTGAAGCCATATTTTGTGAAGCAGCATTTACTGAAGCATTATTTTGTGAAGCCATATTTTGTGAGGCAGCATTTACTGAAGCATTATTTTGTGAAGCCATATTTTGTGAAGTAGTATTTTGTGAAACAGTATTTTGTGAAGTAGTATTTTGTGAAGCAGTATTTTGTGAAGCAGTATTTTGTGAGGCAGCATTTACTGAAGCATTATTTTGAGAAGCAGTATTTTGAGAGGCAGCATTTTGTAAAACATAATTTTGCGAAACAGTATTTTGAGAAGCAGTATTTCGTGAAGCCATATTTTGTGAAACAGTATTTTGTGAAGCAGCATTTTGTGAAGCAGTATTTTGTGAAGCCGTATTTTGAGAAGCCGTATTTTGTGAAGCATTATTTTGTGAATTCAAATAATTTTGATAATTTTGCGAAACAGTATTTTTGGAAGCAATATTTTGAGAAACAATATTTTGTGAAGCTGTATTTTGCGAAGCCATATTTTGAGAAACAATATTTTGTGAAGCTGTATTTTGTGAATTCAAGTAATTTTGATAATTTTGCGAAACAGTATTTTGGGAAGCCATGTTTTGAGAAGCGATATTTTGTGAAACAGTATTTTGGGAAGCCATATTTTGAGAAGCGATATTTTGTGAAACAGTATTTTGGGAAGCCATATTTTGAGAAGCAATATTTTGGGAGACAGTATTTTGGGAAGCCATATTTTGAGAAGCGATATTTTGGGAGACAGTATTTTGGGAAGCTATATTTTGAGAAACAATATTTTGAGAAGCCATATTTTGTGAAGTTATATAATTTTGAGAAGCCATATTTTGAGAAGCAGCATTTTGCAAGATGAAATTTTGTGAAGCAACATTTTGTGAAACAATATTTTGGGAAGCCATATTTTGAGAAACAGCTTTTTGTGTTTGAAGCTGTAAAATTGGCACAATACCGTATAATGTACCTAAATAATTTTCCATAGTAGCTATTTGTGTTGGTGTCAATTGATAATCAAATATAATTATATCAACAATTTGAAATGTTGATGTTTCAGTTGAATATGCTCCATCATTAATAAAAATAATAGGTAAAAATGCAACTGTTGGGTTAGATTGAATAGCTTTTGAAACACCATTACTTCTATAACTATTAGAATAATCAGTTGATAAAACCCAATTAGTACCATCTAAATTAGTTTGTGTGGTTATCCATCCATCATGATATGCACAACCAGTATAACCGCTCCAAAATCCAGAGAACCAATTATAATTAATTGCTTGAATAATTCGTTGACTAGTAACACCAGTATACCTACAAATATGAAATAATGTATAAATAGGAATAATAACAGTTGTTAATTGAATTTTTGAAGATGTGCTACCTTCCAAAACGACAAATGATTTTATAGCATTATTAGTATTTACCTGTTGTATGGCAAATGTCAAACCAGTGGATGTAATTTGCGATGAAGGGATAGTATTACCATTTCCTGTTGAATCATACCAAGTATTTGTAATAAAATTATAATCTTTACCTTGATAACGAGCATATGCACCAGAAACAGGGAGATTATTGGTAGGATATCCAGTAGTATTTGTAGCAACAAAAGCTGAATTGACTGCAGATATCTGTGATGAAAATGTATTTGTATTATAGAAAATTTGTGAAGCAGTATTTTTTAAAGCAAGAATAATAGGTGCTTGCATTTGAATAGCTGATGTAATTCCATATAACATAGCCAAATATATTTCCATTGAATTTATTTGCGAAGTTGATAATTGATATTTAAATATAATAATATCAACAATTTGAAATGTCGATGCTTCATTAGGAGCTGTTCCATCATTAATAAAAAGTATAGGTAAAAATGGATCACTTATATTTGTTGATGTTACTTTTGAAACACCATTACTTCTATAATTATATGCATAATCAGTAGACATAATCCAATTATTACCATTTAAATTACTCTGTGAAGTTATCCATCCATTATGATAAGCACAACTTGTATAATTATTCCAAAATCCTGACATCCAATTTGATCCACCTCCACCTTGAAGAATTCGTTTATTAGTACCGCCGGTATATCTACAAATATGGAATAAAGTATAAACAGGTATAACGCCAGTTGTCAATTGAATTTTTGAAGCAGTGGTTCCTTGTAATACAACGAATGATTTTTCTGCATTATTAGTGTTTGTTTGTTGAATAGCAAGTGTTAAACCAGTTGATGTAATTTGTGATGAAGGAATATTATTGCCATTTCCAGTAGAATCATACCAAGTATTAGTATTAGCATTATAATCTTTACCTTGATAGCGAGCATATGCATCTGAGACCGGAAGATAATTGACTGGGTTACCAGCTGTATTTACGGCAGCAAATGCGGTATTGACAAAAGCTAACTGTGAAGTCATATTTTGTGAAGCCATATTTTGCGAAACGGCATTTTGTGAAGCAGTATTTCGCGAAGCAATATTTTGAGAATTCATTTGAATAGCTATATCAGCAGCGATTTGAGATGCCACTGTATTTTGTGAGGCAATATTTTGAGAAACAGTATTTTGTGAAGCTGTATTTTGTGAATTTAGATAATTTAAATAATTTTGTGAAACGGTATTTTGCGAGGCAATATTTTGAGAAACAGTATTTTGTGAAGCTATATTTTGTGAAACTATGTTTTGCGAAGCCATATTTTGTGAAGCAATATTCTGCAATACAATATTTTGAGAAGCAACATTTTGAGAAGCAATATTTTGTGAAGCAATTTTTAGTGAAGTTATATTTTGAGAATAAATTGTCGATATTTCATTTGCAGATAAAATACGATTATACATTCTAAAATCATCTATTGCACCATTTAAATACGGATTACCTGACCAATTTGATTTTCCTAAATAATTATTATTTCTAGTGATATTAATAGGATAAATTGTATTTGTTATATTTTGAATAAAAACTCCATTAACATATATAACAAGTAATCCAGATGGATTAATAATCAATGCATAATGACGCCATACGTTATCATTAACAGAAGGTGTATATATTATAATATTATCTGTATTATTTGAAACAGTGTTTGCAATAACACAATACATTTGATTAGTTACTATTCCAATTGCAATATTTTGTAGGTAACTACCATTTCCAAAATCAAATATTTTAGAAAAATCGCCTGAATTATTAAACTTACACCAAAATAAAAATGTCATTCCAATAGTTCCTGTTTCAAATGGATTAATTTGGATATATTGTGATGATGCAGCAACAAATTGCATTGAAGCTGTCCCAACCTTAAAGTCAGTCGTACTAATGTTTGCTCCATTTGCTAATTGGGCATTATAAACTAATGATTTATTAATTGTATTTGCAATATCTTTACTATTAATTGTACTAGACTCAAAAGAATAATATAATAATAATGATGAATCATTATTAATAATAGATATTGGAAGATTATTTTGTGAAGCAATATTTTGTGAAACCATATTTTGCGATGCAATATTTTGTGAAACAGTATTTTGTGAAGCCATGTTTTGTGATGCCGTATTTTGTGAAACAATATTTTGAACCGGTGAAACAGAATAATAAGGATGATAAGTTGGTAAATTACTATAAATATTCCATTTCCAAGCTAAATAACCTTCTACTAATTGTTGTTGAGTTGCTGATAATATTGAATTATATACAATAATTTCCGAAATAACACCTGTAAAAATTTTGTCAAGATGTGATCCAATTGTAAAATTTGTAGATTTGTTGCTAAAAAATGTCACAGCATGCCCATTTTTAGAACCGCTATTCAAATATTCAGAGTACATAGTAGGACTTATTTGTATTGTTAATAGATTTAGTTCAGTTGCAGTACCTAATGCAAGTGCATTTGTATGATATTGATAATTAGCCTCTGTCCCATCGCTTGTTACTCTTGTTGATTCATACATTTCAAATGGTGATGAATTGCCCTCAGGTGTTAATATAGAAATTAATCCATTTATTTTACTTACGACACCATTTTTTTGAAATACTATAAATATGCAAATTCCACCTGAAAAAATCCCAGGAGGAATTGGAGATATCATACCAGTTGTTAATGAAAATTGGATAGTTGGTAAGTTGTTAAATCCGGTTGAATTATATGTTGGATATGCATTATTGGCAGTTGCATTTCTTTCATAACCAGATTTATCATTCCATCGAGATAACATATTACCGCTTAAAATCAATGTTGTTAAATCTTGACTATCCAACCATAATTGAATTCCCGGAATAGATAATGGCATATTTGAAACTATTTTAGCAATATTTCGTGAAACCGTATTTTGTGAAGCAATATTTTGTGAAGCAACATTTTGAGAAACAATATTTTGTGAAGCCATATTTTGAGAATTTCGGTAATTCAAATAATTTTGAGAAACAATATTTTGTGAGACCATATTTTGTGAAGCCGCATTTTGAGAAACAATATTTTGTGAAACCATGTTTTGCGAAGCCATATTTTGTAAAATAATATTTTGTGCAGTTATTTTTTTTAAAGTTTCAATTTGTAAAGCTATAATATTTTGAATAGCAGGAATTTGTAAAATAGGTACGATTCCGTATAAATTAGCCAAAAACCCTTCCATATTAAGTATTTGTTCTGTTGATAATTGATAATCAAATATAATAATATCAACAATTTGAAATCCGGATGCTTCAGTGGCAGCTGCACCTGCATTAATACAAATTATAGGTAAAAATGTAGTACCCACTGATGCTGCTGTAACTTTATTAACAGTATTACTTCGATAATTAAAAGCATAATCAGTTGATAAGATCCAATTAGTTCCATCTTTGTTATTGACTGCAGTAAGCCATCCATCGTGATAAGCACAACTAGTATTATTACCATAAAAACCAGATGCCCAATTTGTACCCGCACCTTGAATAATTCTTTGATTAGATGCATTAATGTATCTACAAATATGAAATAATGTATAAACTGGAATAACAGCATTTGTTAATTGAATAACTGACGAAGTACTTCCTTGAAGGGCTGTAAATGATTTAGAAACATTATTTGAATTTCCAGGTTGGTAAATAGGTGTTAGACCTATTTGTATAATTTGTGATGTAGGGATAGTATTTCCATTTCCGGTTGAATCATACCATGTATTTGTTGTCGTACTATAGTCTTTTGCTTGGTAACGAGCAAATGCTCCGGAAACCGGAAGAGTAGGATTAATATTTGTATTTAGGGAAATAGTTTGTAAAACCGGCATAATCCCATATAATGTAGCTAAATATGTTTCCATTAAAATTATTTGCGTGACAGTTAATTGATAATTGAATATAATAATATCAACTATTTGAAATGTTGATGTTTCACCTCCACCTGCACCAGCATTAATATAAAGAGTCGGTAAGCTTGTATAACCTGAATTAGGATTAGTAACAGTAGACATGCCATTACTTCTATAATTATATGCATAATCAGTTGATAAAATCCAATTTGTACCATCAAAATTATTTTGTCCTGTTAGCCATTGATCACGCAAAGAACAACTAGTATTTCCATTCCAAAATCCAGAAATCCAATTCCTGTTACCACCTTGAATGATACGACGATTGGTTGTTCCGGTGTATCTACATATATTGAATAATGTATAAATGGGAATTTCTGAAGTAGTAAATTGAATTGTAGTAGCTGTAGTACCTTGAAGAACAGTAAATGATTTAGAAACATTATTTGTATTAACTGGTTGTGTAACTGATGATAAACCGATTGAATTAATTCGTGATGCTGGAATAATATTTCCATTTCCCGTTGAATCATACCAGGTATTTGTTGAAAAATCATAATCTTTTGCTTGATAACGAGCATATGCACCTGGAATTGGAAGAGTTGGTATTGCGTTGGAATTTGCATTTTGGGAAGAAAGTTGTAAAACAGATGAAATTCCATATAATGTAGCCAGAAAATTTTCCATTAAAAGTATTTCTGAATATGATAATTGATAATTAAATATAATAATATCAACAACTTGAAATCCAGATGTTTCATTAGGAGATGCACCACCGTTGATTAAAATAATAGGTAAAAACGTGACACCAGTATTAAGTGATATAACTTTATTAATCCCATTACTTCTATAATTATAAGCATAATCAGCAGATAAGACCCAATTAGTTCCATCAAAATTATTAACTCCAGTTAGCCATCCATCATGATAAGCACAACCAGTATTATTGCCATAAAAACCAGATAACCAATTTGTACCTGCACCTTGAATAATTCTTTGATTAGATGCATTAATGTATCTACAAATATGAAACAATGTATAAACAGGAATAACTGCAGTTGTTAATTGAATAATAGAAGATGTATTTCCTTGTAAAGCAGTAAACGATTTAGAAACATTGTTTGAATTACCTGGTTGATAAATAGGTGTTAAGCCTTTATTTGTAATTTGCGAGGAAGGAATAGTATTTCCATTACCAGTTGAATCATACCAAGTATTTGTACCTGGATTATAATCTTTTGCTTGATAGCGTGCAAAAGCACCAGTAACAGGAAGTGTAGGATTAGGATTTGCATTTAATGCTATAAGTTGTAAAATTGGTATAATTCCATATAATGTACCTAAATATGTTTCCATTAAAAATATTTGAGCCATTGACAATTGATAATCAAATATAATTATATCAACAATTTGAAATGTTGATGTTTCACCTCCACCAGCTCCAGCATTAATATAAAGAGTTGGTAAGCTTGTATAACCTGAATTAGGATTAGTAACAACAGACATGCCATTACTTCTATAATTATATGCATAATCAGTTGATAAAATCCAATTTGTACCGTCAAAATTATTTTGTCCTGTTAGCCATTGATCACGCAAAGAGCAACTAGTATTTCCATTCCAAAATCCTGAAACCCAATTTCTGTTACCGCCTTGAATGATACGACGACTGGATAATCCGGTGTATCTGCAAATATTGAATAATGTATAAACTGGGATTTCTGAAGTAGTAAATTGAATAATAGATGCATTTGAACCTTGAAGAACAGTAAATGATTTAGAAACATTATTTGTATCTACAGGTTGTATAACAGATGTTAAACCGGTTGATGTAATTCGTGATGCTGGAATAAAATTTCCATTACCAGTTGAATCATACCACGTATTAGAAGGAAAATCATAATCTTTTGCTTGATAACGAGCATATGCACCCGGAACTGGGAGAGTTGGTATTGCATTGGAAACTGCATTTCTAGAAGCAATTTGTAAAACTGTTGCAAAACCATATAATTTAGCCAAAAAATTTTCCATTAAAAGTATTTGTGAATATGACAATTGATAATTAAATATAATAATATCAACGACTTGAAATCCAGATGTTTCATTAGGAGATGCACCACCATTAATTAAAATAATAGGTAGAAATGTAGTGCCAACATTATTTGATAAAACTCTGTCAGTGCCATTACTTCTATAATTGTAAGCGTAGTCAGTTGATAAGACCCAATTGGTTCCATCAAAATTATTAACTCCAGTTAGCCATCCGTCATGATAAGCACAACCAGTATTATTGCTATAGAAACCAGATGCCCAATTTGTACCTGCGCCTTGAATAATTCTTTGATTGGACGCATTAATATATCTACAAATATGAAATAATGTATAAACAGGGATAATCGCAGTTGTTAATTGAATAATAGATGATGTATTTCCTTGTAAAACAGTACCTGCAGCAGAAATATTATTTGAGTTAGGTGGTTGATAAACGGGTGTTAATCCAGTTGCCATTATCTGTGACGATGGGATAGTATTTCCATTTCCAGTTGAATCATACCAAATATTGGAGTCAGAATTATAATCTTTTCCTTGGTAACGAGCAAAAGCGCCCGCAACTGGAAGAACTGGATTAGGACTTGCATTTTGAAGAGCAATTTGTAAAACTGGTGTAATTCCATATAATTTACCCAAATATATTTCCATTAAAATTATTTGAGCTGTCGTTAATTGATAATTAAATATAATTATATCAACTATTTGAAATGTTGATGTTTCACCTCCAGCAGCACCAGCATTAATATAAAGAGTTGGTAAACTTCTATAACCCGAATTAGGATTAGTTACAACATAAGTACTATTACTTCTATAAATAAAAGCATAATCGGTTGATAAAATCCAATTTGTACCATCTAAATTACTTTGTCCTGTTAGCCATTGATCACGCAAAGAACAACCAGTATTTCCATTCCAAAATCCAGAAAGCCAATTCCTGTTACCGCCTTGAATGATACGACGATTGGATAATCCGGTGTATCTGCATATATTGAATAATGTATAAACTGGAATTTCTGAAGTAGTGAATTGAATAACTGAAGATGTAGAACCTTGAAGAGCAGTAAATGATTTAGAAACATTATTTGTATCTACTGGTTGTGTAACAGCAACTAAATCTGTTGATGTAATTCGTGATGCCGGAATAATATTTCCATTACCTGTTGAATCATACCAAGTATTTGTAGGGAAATCATAATCTTTTGCTTGATAGCGAGAAAATGCACCAGGTACAGGAAGAGTTGGTATTGCATCTAAAACTGCATTTTTTGCTGCGATTTGTAAAACTGATGCAAATCCATATAATGTAGCCAGATATTTTTCCATTGCAATTATTTGTGTAGATGATAATTGATAATTAAATATAATAATATCAACGACTTGAAATCCAGATTTATCATTAGGAGCTGCACCACCATTAATAAAAAGTATTGGTAGAAACGTGGTACCAATATTAAGTGCTATAGCTTTGTTAATACTGTTACTTCTATAATTGTAAGCATAATCAGTTGATAAAACCCAATTAGTTCCATCAAAATTATTAACTCCAGTTAGCCATCCATCGTGATAAGCACAACCAGTATTATTGCTATAGAAACCAGATGCCCAATTTGTACCTGCACCTTGAATAATTCTTTGATTCGATGCATTAATATATCTACAAATATGAAACAATGTATAAACAGGAATAACAGCAGTTGTTAATTGAATAATAGAAGATGTATTTCCTTGTAAAGCAGTAAATGCTACTGAAACATTATTTGAGTCAACAGGTTGATAAATAGGTGTTAAACCATTTGCTGTAATTCGTGATGATGGAATATTATTTCCATTTCCAATTGAATCATACCAAGTATTTGTATCAGGATTATAATCTTTTGCTTGATATCGTGCAAATGCTCCGGAAACTGGAAGACTAGGATTAATATTTGCATTTTGAGCAACTATTTGTAAAACTGGTATAATTCCGTATAATTTACCTAAATATGTTTCCATTAAAATTATTTGTGCAATAGTCAATCGATAATTAAATATAATTACATCAACAATTTGAAATGTGGATGTTTCACCTCCGCCAGCACCAGCATTAATATAAAGAGTTGGTAAGCTTGTATAACCTGAATTAGGATTAGTAACAACAGACATGCCATTACTTCTATAATTATATGAATAATCAGTTGATAAAATCCAATTTGTACCATCTAAATTACTTTGTCCTGTTAGCCATTGATCACGCAAAGAGCAACTAGTATTTCCATTCCAAAATCCTGAAACCCAATTCCTGTTACCGCCTTGAATAATACGACGATTGGATAATCCAGTGTATCTGCATATATTGAATAATGTATAAACTGGAATTTCTTTAGTTGTGAATTGAATAACTGAAGCAGTAGAACCTTGAAGAGCAGTAAATGATTTAGAAACATTATTTGTATCTGCAGGTTGTGTAACAGATTTTAAACCAGTTGCTGTAATTTGAGATGATGGGATATGATTTCCATTACCAGTTGAATCATTCCAAATATTTGTTGAAAAATTATAATCACTTGCTTGATAACGAGCATATGCGCCAGACACTGGTAAATTTGTAGCCATGTATATATATATATATATATATATATTTATAATATTAAACTATTATTTTTTGTAAATTCTTTGCCATTTACTTTAGTATTAAATATACAATCAATTAAGATAACATATTATTTAATAAATTTAATTATTTAATTTAAATTTATCAAACAATATTATCTGGTTCATTAAAATATAAATTATACATTTCAATTATTGTTTTTAATTTATATAATATTATTATATAAATTAAAATTAATTTGTTCTTTATGCTTTAAGTATTTTATTCATTTCAGTTTGAAATTTATTCATATTAATTCCAAGATTTTTTTCAAATATATTATTTAACTCTTTTGGATCATTGGTATTGCCGAGTTTTGTAAATAAATCCATAAGTTTTCCAAAATCTGGCGATATATTGGAAATATCGTTATTTACAGCATTTGTTTCATTATTTACTAATTCACCATTATTTATTGATTCACCATTATTTATTGATTCACTATTATTTATTGATTCACCATTATTTATTGATTCACCGTTATTTATTGATTCACCATTGGTTAAATTATTAATTAAATCACCATTCATTACTCCATTCAATAATCCACTATTCATTAAATTTCCAATCAAAGGATTTGAAGTTCCTAAAGATCTTAAACCGTCCATTGTTTTTAACATTGATGCAACATTTAAACCAGAATCTGTTTCATTTTCAATACCTTGTTCAACATTATTAGTTGAAAACGTTTCATCAATAATAATTTTTTCTTTAATTTCTTCAGGATTTGATTGTATTTGTTTACCTAACATTCCAAGAATATCACCCATGTTTTCCATTCCAGGTAAATTAGTCATATTTTTCAATAGATCATCTAAATTAATTTCTCCATTTTCTATTTTATTTTTATATTTTTCAGTTATAGTTTGACTAATTTCTAAAATATTACTAAAAGGATTTTCACCAGGATTTTTAATAGATTTATCAAAACTTCCAAATATATCATTAATCATATCATTTGTTGTTGAATTTAAATTTTCAGTTTTCAAAATCTTATTAATACCATCTTTTGGATTTAACATGGATTCTACTTTTAATTTGTTGATACGTTCTAAAATTAATTTATCATCTGGATTATCCAATAATATAATTTCATTGTATGCTAATAATAGATTTTTAAGATCTTTCCATAGAAAAATTTTAGTTGTTTCATCTAAATTATTAAATATTTTTTTAAGAGTTAATTCGGAACCAAATAAGCTTTCTGAAATTTTAATTGTATCTTTTTCTTTATGAGAAAAAATTTTTATTTTAGTTTTTAAAAAATAATTAAAATTCGATGTTTTTTTAAGAGAGTCGTTAAATTTTTTAACTCTATCAAATCTTATATCAGAGGTTTCATCAACTATACCAGATAAAATAATATTACCAGGTAAAATTTGATTTAAATGTGTGACAAAATCAATAAATTGACTATTTAATTTATCTAAATTACTCATTATAAGATACTATAAAAAAAACTTTAAATAATAATATTAATTTATTATTCAGTAATTGAGTATGAATTTTCATCAGATTCATCATCTTCTATATATTTAAAATTTTCTTTATATCCATTTTTAATAGGTTTTCTTTTTTTTTTGGTATCACAATACCTCCAATATAGAGATACTGTAATAATAATAATAATAATTATTATATAATAGTATTTTTTAAAAAAATTTAATATAAATATTTTTGTTTTCGATTCTAAAGTTATTTGACTATTTTGTTCATTAATCATTCTTTTAACCAATTTAATTTCTGTTAATTTTGGTTTTGTGTGTAATTCTGAGAAAAACGACATTATTATAATAAGATATATAAAATATTTAATTAAAAAAAATTGTTTAAAAAACAATTTATATACTAATTTAATAGTATGGACATTATGGAACCACTTTTAGACCCAACAAATAACAGACTTACTGTCTATCCTATAAAATATGAGAGCATTTGGCTATCTTATAAAACTCAAATGGCGGCATTTTGGACCCCTGAAGAAATAGATTTTACTAATGATTATGATGATTTTATAAAAATGTCAGATAATGAGCAACATTTTATTAAAATAATTTTGGCATTTTTTGCTGCATCAGATACTATTGTGAATATGAATATTGGTGAAAGATTTATTAATGAAATTCAAGTCAGAGAAGCAATAGTAGCGTATAATTATCAGATGATGATAGAAAATGTTCACAGTGAGGTATATTCATTGATGATTGATAATATTGTTCGTGATCCTGATGAAAAAAATAAACTATTAAATGCAATATCGGAATACCCATGTATTTCAAAAAAGGCATCATGGGCACAAAAATGGATTAATTCGGATGCTTTATTATCACAAAGATTAATTGCAACTACAATTGTTGAAGGAATATTTTTTTCTGGAAGTTTTTGTTCTATATATTGGATAAAGAAGAAGAATTTAATGCCTGGTCTATGTGATTCCAATGAGCTTATAGCACGTGACGAGGGGATGCATGCAGATTTTTCAATACTCTTATACAAAGAACATATCGTAAATAAGTTAGATCAAAAAGTAGTTCATGATATGTTCAAAGAAGCAATTGAAATTGAAAAAGAATTTATTTGTGAAAGTTTACCTTGTTCATTATTAGGAATGAATAATGATTTTATGGTCAATTATATTAAATTTGTGGCAGATCGTTTATTATTACAACTTAATTATGAAAAAATATGGGGAGTTCATAATCCATTTGATTTTATGGAAAGTATCAGTATGGAAGGAAAGACAAATTTTTTTGAATCTAGACCTACACAATATCAAAAATCATCTGTATTAAATACAGGTAGAGAGTCAAGTTTTACAGCAATAGAAGATTTTTAATTTAAAAATATTTTATATACTATTATAAATATGTCAGTAATAAATCTATATATTTTTTTAATATTAATATTAATTTTAATAATAATTATTTTAAAAATAATTAATAAAAATAATATATTACCTAACCATAATTCTTTTAATCCAATAATAAATTATTATGATTTTATTGAATTTAATAAATTATTATATCATGAAAATAAGCTACTAAAATTTAAAGGAACAATACCAAAATATTTACCTAAAAGAGATTTAATACCTATTAAAAATAAATATGAACTTATTAAACAAAAGTATGATTATTCTGATTTTCATTTTATAGTTTATTGGATAAATTCAAACAAAATTAATGTTATAATAAGAAGATTAGATGATATATATATTAAATATCCTTTAAAATTAAAAGTCTACGATAGAAATAAATATGTAATATTAGATTTTATTCCAGGTAAAATAAATTGTATAAATGAAAATATTGATATAAATATCGAACTAATCAAAATAGATATTACAATAAAGCAGATGATACCCAAAGTTATTATTCAAACTTCTAAAAATCGTGAATGTTCTTTAGCATTATATAATTCAGTTTATACTTTCATTGATCTTAATCCTGAATATGAATATATGCATTTTGATGATATTGAATGTAGTAATTATATTAAAAACAATTTTGATAAAATAATATTTGATGTTTATAATAAATTAATTCCAACTGCATACAAGGCTGATTTATTTAGAACATGTATATTATATAAATTAGGTGGTTGTTATTTTGATATTAAACAAGTTAATAGGATTCCACTAAGAGATTTTATTAATCCACTTCAAAATATAATATTGTGTGATGATGCACAAAAATATGCATATTATAATGCTTTAATGTTAACAGTTCCTAATAATATTATAATTAAAATGTTATTGGATCAAACAGTAGAAAATATTAAAAATAATTATTTTGGTACATGTCCATTATGTCCAACAGGTCCTTGTTTATTATATAAGATAGTAGAAAAATATAATAATAATAATAAAATAAATATTTATAAACCATACCTCAAAAATTCTTTTAGTTTTATATATGGTTATTATAAAATTAGGCATAAAGGAAATATTTATGATAAACGTATCAATAAAATTGTTTGTAATACATCATTTCTAGGCTATTATAAAATGTTAGATTCAGCATATTATGCAAATTTATGGCATGTAAACAATATATATAAAAAGTAAATTAGTGATATATAATCTATTTTTTAACATCTTTATTAGAAATGCTCGTTGTTTTGTTTGTCATAGTATCTTTTAATATATTCATATATTTGTTACTATAAGAGAAATATGCGGAGTAATTCATTTAAATAAAGTTCAAATAATTCTTTTATTGTCTCATAAAGAGACGTTATTCATATATCTAAATTCATCATATTTTTATATATTTGTTACTATTATGCTTTATTATCAAAAAAATTGATAATAAAACATTTAAAAAAGCTTTAATATATATTGTAATGTTTGTCACAAAAAGAAATGGAAATATTGAAGAAGTACAGTTTGACAAGATCACTAGTCGAATTAATAAGTTAGTAAAATCTGAGGAAAGGAAATATATTGATCCAATTTTAGTAGCACAGAAAGTTGTTGGGTCTATATATTCAGGAATTACTACAGAAGAGTTAGATAATGAATCTGCAAAAATTTGTATAAATTTATGTACATCACATCATAGTTATTCAATGTTAGCTGGACGTATAGTAGTCAGCAATCTGCATAAGAAAACTATAAATACTTTTGTTGAAAAACAAGAAATGATTCAAAATAAATTAAATTTTTTAGATAATAAATGGTTGTTGTGGATTGTAGAAAATCGCGATTCAATTAATGCAATGATTAATTATGAAAGAGATTATTTATTTGATTATTTTGGATTTAAAACATTGGAAAAAGGATATTTAACAAAAATAGGGGATGAAACAATTGAGCGTCCCCAAGATATGTTTATGCGCGTAGCATCATTTATTAATAAAGGAAATTTAGAACTAATTAAAAAAACCTATGATTTAATGTCATTGGGTTATTATACACATGCATCACCAACATTGTTTAATTCAGGTAATAATAGAAGTCAACTAGCTTCATGTTTTTTATTAGGTACTGATGATTCAATAGAAGGAATAACTAAAACATGGGCTGATGTTGCCAAAATATCAAAATGGGGGGGAGGAATAGGCTTGCATGTTTCAAATATTAGAGCAAAAAATACTATGATTAAAGGAACTAATGGACCGTCTAGTGGATTAATACCAATGTTAAAAGTTTTTAATGAAATTGCAAGATATATTGACCAATGTTTTATTGGGAGTACTAAAATTTATACCGATAGAGGATTAGTTCCAATACAATTAATAAAACCAAATGATAAAGTTTTTACAATTGACGGATCACTTCAGATTGTCGAAAGAGTTTATTGTGATCCATATGAGAATAAAATCTTGAATTTTAAAATTTACCATGACTATGAAAATATTAAGGTAACACCAAGTCATCCATTTTACGTTATTAAAAACCAACCATTATTAGATCATAAAACAATAATTAATAGATTAAATAATAATTCAATCGTACCGGAATGGATTGATGCTAAAAATATAACAAGCAATAATTTAATCGGATTTCCAATTCCAAAACATACGATCGATAATTTAAATTTAGATGAAGCAGATTGTTATTTTTATGGAATAGTATTAAATAATTGTCTTATTAGTGAAAATAACGAATGTTTAATGTTGTTAAATTTAAAAAAAACAGAGATGATAGAATTTGTACAAAAATATTTAACAACAATGGGAATATCATTTTTAGTAAAAATTATTAATAATAAGTTTCAAATTGTTTGGACAATAACTAGTAAATTTAAATTTGTAAGATCTCAATTTTATCATATGAATATAAAACATTTTGATGATGCTTTATTACATTTACCAGAAGACAAATCTAAATGGGTAATTAAAGCTATAGTGGATGGAGATAAATTAGATACAACTATATGTACTGATGATGAAATAAGTATTGAGATATCTACAGAAATAGTAGATAGTATTAAATATATTCTTCTTAAAATGGGTATTTTATGTTCTGGTTATTTGAAAAATAATATTAACGAGACAGTAGAATTTTTAACTTGTATATTAATTATTCCAAAAACAGAAAAAATAGCTAAATTATTTAATATTAATGAAAATAAAAATTTAAGATATATAATTCATAATGAAGTTTTATATACACGATTAGATAAAATTGAAGAAGAAGATATACAAACAAATGTTTATGATTTGGAAATTCAAAATAATCACAACTATTTAACTCAAGCGGGTTTAGTGCATAACGGTGGGAAGAGAAAAGGTAGCGTGGCAATATATTTAGAACCACATCATTCAGATATTTTATCATTTTTAGATTTGAAGAAAAATTTTGGAGCTGAAACTGAAAGAGCGCGAGATTTATTTTTAGCAGTATGGGTTTCTGATTTATTCATGAAACAGGTTGAAGCCGATGGTGATTGGTATTTGATGTGTCCTGATAAATGTCCAGGTTTAACTGAAGTGTATGGTGAAAAATTTGAGGAACTATATTGGTTATATGTTAAAGATAAAAAATATAATACAGTTGTAAAAGCAAGAATAGTAATGAAAGCTATTTTAGATTCTCAACTTGAAACCGGAACTCCATATATAACATTTAAAGATCATGTTAATAATAAAACAAATCAGAAGAATATAGGTACAATTAAATCATCAAATTTATGTGTACATGGGGATACACTGATTTTAACAAACCAAGGTTATCAGAATATAGAATCTTTGGAAAATAAAGAAGTATCTATATGGAATGGTACAGAATGGTCATTAGTGATAGTTAAAAAAACTGGACAAAATAAAAATTTAGTCTGTGTTAAATTATCAAACGGTGCATTTATTCATTGTACACCTGAACACAAATTTTATATTGGAGATAATACAATTGAACTTGAAGCACAAGAATTAAAAGTTAATGATACTTTAATTAAATTAAATTTACCAACAGCTTTTGAAATTACTGAAAATAAGATTTATAATAAAAATAGTATTCCATTTAACTTATCGATAAAAGAAAGATTAACATGGTTTCAAAATTATTGTAAATTAAAAGTATTTTGCAAATTAACAACTTCCAATATTCATATACGAATTACTGATAACTATTTAGTTTTATTAGATATTAGGTTGATGTTACATACTTTAGGAATTGAGTCTTTTGTAATTGAAAATTGCGGTGATTATGATAGTAATGAAGAGAATGCTGATGATGATGCTGATGATAATTTTTATGAAAATTACGATGAAAGCGGATACTTACATATTAATTATACCAATAGTGAAAAATTAATAGCTTTAGGATTTGATATTACAATTCTTAATCATTCTAATGATGATAAATTAATAAATGTAGAATTAAAAACTGATGATATACCATCATTTGATGTAAAGGTTGTATCTGTCTACAAATCATATGAAAATGTTAATACATATTGTTTCACAGAGAGGAAAAAACATATGGGTGTATTTAATGGAATTTTAACAGGGCAATGTAATGAGATTTTAGAATACTCTGATAGTAGTGAATATGCAGTTTGTAATTTAGCATCTATCGCAATTAATAAGTTTATCAAACCTTTTGAATGTAAAAAGGTATGGAAAATTTATACAACAAATGGATGTAAATATTGTAACTGGGTAAAAACTTATTTAGAAAAATATAATTATTTATTTGAGGAAGAAACAATTAGTTACGATCAATTAAAAAGAAAATCTGGTTCTGAATCTTCAACTTATCCACAGATTTATTATGGTGATTTACTTGTCGGTGGATATTCGGATTTTTTCCAATTTATTTGCGGAACATTTAATTATGATGAATTATATAATATTGTTTATACTACAACAATTAATTTGAATAATATTATTGATTTGAGTTTTTATCCTGTAATTGAAGCTAAAAAATCAAATATTAGACATCGTCCAATAGCTATCGGAATTCAAGGATTGGCAGATGCTTTAGTATTATTAAAAATTAGATTTGATAGTGATGAATCAATAGTATTTAATAAAAAATTCATGGAGACTATTTACTTGGGTGCAATCACAGCATCGAATGATATAGCAAAAGATAGATATTTGGGAATGAATAAGTTAATAGAATATAATAATGCACAAGTGTTAAATTATACAAAACTACCCGAATATTATGATCCATTACTTAAAATTATTGATCAAGATTTAAATGATCTTTATCATAAAATAAAACCTAATAAATGTGAACTTGATAATGAAATATCGTTACATTCTGGGGCATATTCCTCATTTAAAGGCTCTCCAATAAGTGAAGGTTTATTTCAATTTGACTTGTGGTCAATTGATAACAATTTACTATTTTATAAAAATAAGTGGGAAATATTGCGTGAAAATATTAAAATATATGGAGTGCGAAATTCTTTAGTAACAGCATTAATGCCAACAGCGTCAACAAGTCAAATATTAGGTAATAATGAATGTTTTGAATATTTTACAAATAATATTTATACTAGAAGAACTTTAGCAGGTGATTTTCCCGTAGTTAATAAATATTTAATTGATGAATTAGATAATATTGGATTATGGAATAATGAAATGAAACAACTCATATTAGCAAACAATGGCTCAATTTCTAATTTTCAAAATATACCAATTGAAATTAGAAATTTATATCAAACTATTTGGGAAATTAAACAAATATGGGTACTTAAAAATGCTGTAGCAAGAGGACCATTTGTAGATCAAACACAAAGTATGAATATTTTTATGGCTGTTCCAGATTATCAAAAATTATATTCATCTCATTTTTGGAGTTGGAAAAATGGTTTAAAAACAGGGATTTATTATTTAAGAAGTAAAGCAGCAAAAGATGCAACGAAAATTACAGTTGACCCTAATATTCAAAAAAAATTAGAAAGTATTACTGATGAACACGATGTTTGTGAAAATTGTTCAGCATAAATATTTATTATTTCTGTGTAAAAACAACTATTTAAATTTCATAAGAAAAATTATTTTATTATATCTTTTAAAGATACAATAATATTTATATAAAAATTGATTTAAAATATTATTATCTTATTAATTAAATCAATCATGGGCAAAGGAGATACACATACAAAAAAACATACTAAAAGTAAATTTGTTAAATACGAATTAGAGATTGCAAAAAAAGATGAAGGTGATTTTTATGCTAAAGTTCAAGGAGTATTGAATGGTAATCGTATTAATGTTAAAGATATAAATGATGAAGAATTCCAAGTAATAATTAGAGGAAATTTTTATTTTGGTAAAAAAAAAGAGAATTTAAATTTTGTTGACCCAGATAGGAATGAATATTGGGTATTAATTCAATTGGGTATTTCAAAAAATCAATATTTTTTGAAACATATTTATAACGACAATGATTGTAAAAAACTTCAAGACCGTGGTGAATTATCATTGGCTATTGCCGGTAATAATATTGTTATAATTGGTAAAGTTGATAATAAAGCAATAATGAAAGACGATGATAATTGGTTAGATAATATTTAATAAAATAAAAATTGAAAGATATTTTATTTGGTTGCAACACAATATATGTATTGTAAACAATAAATCATTTTTGATTTATAAACAGATTACTTTTAGTAAGTTAATAAGTTAATAAGTTAATAAGTTATAAGCAATGGCATCTATTGATAATAATAATAATGGATGGACAACAATTCCTCAACGTAGTATGTCAAGAAATACTAATTTACCAGGTAGCAGTAATAGTCCGTATAATAATAATAATTATAACTCAAGAAGCAATGGTTTATCTAATAATTTAAGTAACAATAATTTATATGGTAATCATACTTTACATGGCAATAATCCACGTGGTAATAATCCACGTGGTAATAATTATAATGGTAATAATCCACGTGTTAATAATTCTAATGGTAATAATTCTAATGGTAATAATTCTAATGGCAATAATTCTAATGGTAATAATTCATATAGAAATAATTATTACAGTTCTCAAAGTAATTATAATAGAGATGCAGCATTTCCAAATATCGTATCACCTGTTGCAAATTTTGAATTATATATTCCAAACATATTACTTCAAATGCTAAAACCAGCCAAAGAGATTCATCCTCATCATCAACAACAAATCGACGAAGCAAATGAACGTAATATTGTTGCTCAAGATATGAAAAAAGAAAAGAAGATTTTGAAGACAACAATTCAAGCGGATATTAAGAAACAACGTAAGATTGATGAACGAATTGTAGGCACTGATGCATTTTATGAAGAAAATTCAAAAGGTTATTTATGGCCTGGTTCTCCAAAGTTTAATAGACTTGGTTTAGTAATTTGTGAATTATGGGTATCACCCGTTTATGGTGTATTGACCGCATTGGTTGATGGTCAGATATTACCAAATAAAAAGAGTAAATTAACAGCTTTCAATCGTATTTCAAGGAAAGCTAAAAGACAAATGGAAACAGGTTCTGGACAGGACTTAAATAAAATTATGAAAAAATTAGTACATCCAAGAAAAGCTTCAAATAAGTCTAAGCCTTTTAAAAAGGTTCATGCATATTTAATGCCTTGGAATGGCGATGAAAGTAATACAGATAATTATAAAATTTATTATATTATCCCCGATGAAAATGAAAAACAGTATATTCGGTTTGGATTTTTTAAGGCAATTCTCCAAGAAGGTAAAAGTAATTATGATTATAATCCAGCAATATTTGGTGATGATGGTATTGATTTTGAAGAACAAGGTGAATTTGATAGTGATATGAGTCCTCTTGAATGCTTGAATAAAGTATTATGTGATCCAAGACGTATAATCGGTTCATTAATTTTGGATGAGGCGCGTGAATATCTTGACTATCATTCATTTCATGATGAGATGGATCAAGTTAAAGGGTGGGATCAACTATCACGAAAGTATATAGAACATGATCCTAATGATAGTTTAGAGATAGAAGATATGTTAGTTATTAGTGATAATTTAGAACAAGTTGATCTAATTATTTCAGATTCTGATTCTGATGATAATTTACTCATTAGTGATAAAACTAATGATGATGATGATAAATATACAATTCCAGAAGATATGAAATGGTCCAAAGTTTATAATACTAAAAAAATTAAAGGAAAAAGAGAATTAAGTTCTAAGAACTATAATAAAGATGAAGATGTTAAAAAAAGTAAATATAGTAAAGAAGTAGCTGATGATAGTGATAAAAGTGATGATGAAGATGAATATTAAAGTATTGTTATCATATTTTATTATTGATATCTACTAGATGGACATTAATTATTTTATTTTTTTTTATAATACCTACAATATAACAATAATTATTG